GATACTCTTATAGGTCGTATAACTAAAGTTACTGGATCATATAAATTACAAGTAGAAGGAAACCAACATTTAAGTGGATCTCTCGTAATGACAGGTTCTCTAAATGTTAGAGGAAGTGCAGCATTAACAGGAGAGAATGGTGTCATGTATGTACATAACACTGGTGGTGGAGGATATAACTTAATTATGAGAAGTAATTATAGTTATGATCCATACATTCAGTTCCAATTTGGATCTGGTCAGGATCCATTTAACCCCTCAGTAGCATATTCATTCTTAGAAGTAGGAGCAGAAAATTTAACATTAAATGCTATAGGTGGTGCTCAAAAAATAAACCTTAACACTTCTAGTACTACAAGATTACAAGTAACTCCTGGTGGTAATATACTTATAGGAACAACAACAGATGCTGGTTATAAACTTGATGTTGTTGGAACAGGTAGAGTTTCTGGTTCTTTCATTGCTAATACTATTACCTCTCCTAGTATAACAGCTACTTCTCTATCATCAACAGACACAACATCTCTTGGAAGTACTATCATCAGTACTACTTCAGTTACAGGATCATTTGGTATACAAGTAGTACCTACAGATACAGTCACAATATCTAACTCAGACACCATTATAGATGTTGTAGGAAGAACAGGTGGACCAACACCTAAGAGAATAAGAATATCAAACCCACAAGGAAATAGTGGTGCACATGCCGGATTTGCTGCTGCTAACCAAGGTGGCATTGAAGGTACATTAACAATGTATTCTACATATGTTGGTTCCTATTTTGCTATGGAAACAGCAGGTGCTGGAGGTATTAGAATAGGTGCCTCAAATGGTCCAATAACCTTCTACAATACAGGATCAGTTGAAACAGCTCGACTTGATAATACAGGTAGCTTATCACTAGGATTTACTTCAAGTTTAGGACATAAATTAAATGTTAGTGGATCTGCTCGTATAGTCAATGGTGTACACATGAACAACTCAGTAGGTGGTGCTGATGTTCGTCTTGTTGCTGGTGGGGGTGTATATGATGCCTTTACCTTTGCTGGAAATAATTATGCTGGAACTTACACAGTTGAAGTTAGTTATGCAAACTCATTTACAAGATTTAGCAATGGTTACAATAACTTCCAGTTTGCTGGTGATGTAGGTATTTCTAATAGAACTTTATATATATCTGATGGTTCGGGTATTACTAGAACTACAATTGGACCTAGTTCATTAACATTAACTGGATCTGCTAGCATTAGTGGCAGTTTAGCCATAAATGGATCTGGTAGTCTATCAGAACTACTTATACTTTCAGGATCTCCAAGAATTTCTTTAAGAACTCCTGGCCAAGGAGAATATGGTTTTATTGGTGTAAATGATGTTCCTATTATGAATATAGGAACTCCAGCCAATGGAAACATTCCTGTAAGAATAATAACCTCAGGAAGTGTTAACACTACTTTTTCTCCTGATGGTAGTGTTAGAATTAGTGGAGGACCATTAAATGTTGGTGGTGCTATTTTCAATGACCAGGCCTTTAGAAACTATTACCTAAATGCAAGCTCATTAGGAGCCGGTCTTACAGCGGCCTCTCCTACCTATACTTTCCTGGGTGATACAGGGTCAGGCATGTGGATGCCAAGTTTCGGTAGCATAGCATTCTCAACCACTGGATCAGAGAGAATGCGTATAAATTCAAGTGGAAACATATCTATAAATAAAACAACAGCTAATGCCACATTAGATGTTAGTGGATCAGCCACAGTAACTGGTTCATTGAATATTACATCAGTTCTAAACTTAGCTCCGTCCAATCCATTACCAACAGGTACTACAGGTAGCTTAGCAACATCGGGTAGTAGCTTATACTTCCACGACGGAATTAACTGGAGACAAGTATCATTATTGTAAGGCGTTGCAATATTTCAATATTTATATGTAAATAATACTGCTCATGAGTTTTAATAATAGAATACGACCTATCCCACCTAGTTTAGGTAGTTCTAAAAAAACAATAAAGCCACGAGCAGCAACGGGTACTCCGGGATTCTTCGAAAAAGATTTACCATTACCTGGTATAGTTAAAGAAACCAATAACTACCCAATAGGACAACAAATATTAACATATTTTACACCAGAAGATTATTATGATACTGAAGGTGGATTACCATACTTTGAAATTATATATCAGTAAAGATGGCATTAATAAAAAGACTAGTAAAAGGTTCACCATTAACATTCCAGGAAGGAGATGATAACCTACAGTATTTAGAAGACTTAGCATTATCATCATCCGCTGATTTTAATAATTGGACTGGCTCTAGTTCATCACAGTTTGCTGGTACTTCTAGTTTCGCCGCAACAGCATCATATGCTATAAATGCCGGTGCTGGAGCAGGATTTCCATTCTCTGGCTCAGCCGTAATAACAGGTTCATTATTAGTAACAGGTTCAACTACTTTATTAGGATCTGTAAACACAGATGTATTTTCTTCAAACGTTGATACTTTGATATTTACTGGTTCAATGTTTACAAGTGGCTCTATTTATACTACTGGTAGTTTAAATATAACTAGTGTAACAAGTTCATTACACGGAACTGCAAGTTGGGCACAAAACGCTTTAACAGCATCTTACGCTAATAACTTAAACGTTTCAGGATCAATAATATTAAACGGAGATGATCTTTATGCTACAATGATTGCTTTTTCCGTAGCATTAGGTCAAACATAAAAAACACATATTTATTTATATATGAAACTATTATTTGAAAATTATACGTTTGATGCTGCTGCAAAGCAGATTACTTTCAATACTGCTGAGGAAGTAACATTGAACAGAGTATTGATTATCACTAACGTAACAGATAATGTTATCGTATACAATTTTGCTGATCCTAACAAAGGTGGTACTATATCTAATAATGTACTAACATTAAACTATGATACTACCACTATGTCTAATTCTGATTCATTACAAATATTTTTAGATTTGAATGGTCAGGCCGCATCTGAAGATGCAATAATCTTATTAAGAAGAATAGTACAATTATTAACACCATTAGCTACAACAGATTCTAACCAAAGACAAAGGGTTACTATAGATGCTGTTCCTGTTACTGTTCCTATAGGTGGTACTGTAAACGTAACAACTCTCAACCAATTAGCCAACGTTGATGCAAGATTCCAACTTGTTGATTGGGCTAGAACAGCATACAACACAGGTATAAGAAATAATTTAACAAATTCATAATAACAAAATAAAAGATGGCACTTACTAACAATTTGAAGAAACAAGTCGATTTACCAGTATGGGAATGGATGCGATTTAACCCAGCAGGTAACACTTCTGCTTTAACTGCTTTAACAACAGCTAGAGATGGTCTTGATAGATATATGTACTATTTTGCCTCTAACGTTTTATATCGCTATGATACTTGGGGTGATACATGGCAACAGTTAAGTACAAACGTTACCCCAGCAGGTGCTTTAGCAGTTCAATACGTTAAAAACCAAGGATTCCGTGGGATGGTTCTCAATGCTACTTCTACAACTCTTCAAATCCCTTCAGTTGGAGGAAATACTGATTTAACAGGATTAAAAATTAAAATTGTTAGTGGTAAGGGAGCAGGACAAGAAAGAACAATTGTATCTGCTAATCGGGAGATAACACACGATTCTGGTTTAGTAACAGCAGTATCTCAAAACATATTAACAGATGGTTTAAAGAAATGGAAATTTAATCAATGGGAAGGATATTCTGTATTGATAAACTTTGGTACTGGTTTCTCTCAATTTAGAAATGTTGTTTATAATGATACAGGTAGTTTAACTGTATTTGATGCTAACTATGAAGGTAGAGATTTATTAATGACCCCTTTCTCTACTCTTGCCCCATATGGTACCTTAAACGTTACTGCAGGTACACAAGCCCAATATGCTATTACAAGCCAAGTTGTTACTGTTGATTCTCCTTGGGAAACAACACCAGATGGTTCTTCTAAGTTTATGTTAATGTCAGGAGGTATTTGGTGGCTTTCACAAACAAGTGCATTTTATTATTATGATATCATAAGTGATAGATTTGTTCAAAAATTATCTCCTGCTTCTTCTCCTCTTGCTAGTTTAGGTACAGACTGGGCTATAATGCCATTAGCAGAAAATTTATTTACAGCTTCTCTTTCTGGATCTTATACTGCAAGTGCAGCATCATCTACTTCTTTAACAACTACAGGTTTTACTTTAGCAACAGGAAGCTATGCTGGATATAATATAAAAATTGTAAGTGGATCTGGTATAGGACAATCAAAAAGAATTATTGCTAATACAGCAAATACATTTAGACTTTCTACAGATTGGACTACATTACCTGATACTTCTAGTGTGTATAAATTTACAATAGAAGAACCAATATATCTTGCTGGTAATGCTAGAGCACAATTAATGAAATATGAACCAGAACCAAGTTTATGGGGTAATGGTCATCTTTTAGATAGTGGGGTTGCTCTACAGTTAGCCTTACTAAAAACATCCTCCGCTCCTTATCAACATCAAGGTGTTACAACTGCTACTAAAGTATCAGGTTCTATCACAGCTATAAATCCTGTTCCAACAGCTTCTGGTTCTGGTTATGTCCAAGGTGATGTATTAAATATTACTACAGGTGGTACAAATGGAAGAGTACGTGTTGAAGCTATAAATTATACAGGTAGTATAATTAGTATGTCTTTATTCTCCCTAGGATCTGGCTATACCCCAGGTACTGGTAGAGCAACTTCTGGTGGTGCTGGTACTGGTTGTACAATTGAAATTGTATCTACTGGCTCAGCAGCTGTATTTACTACAGCTATAAACCATGATTTCTCTATAGGAAACACAGTAACGTTTGCTGGTGATAGCGGAAGCTTAGGAGGCTTAAGTGCAAGTTTTTGGAATGCTAATTATACCATTAACGGCATTCAATCAGCTACAGTAGTAGAAGCTATCATTACAGGATCATTAACAGGATCTTACTTAGCCGCTTCTCCAAAATATGCTTTAGCAACTAACTTATTAGTTGATGTTTGTAGAAACTGGCCTGTAAATAAATTTGCAGGTAAATTGCTTGGTATACAATCAAACGGTTTAACTGGTACTATTACTTGGAGAAGAATTATAGGTAACTCTCCAACAACCATTTCGTTCATAGGTGGTGTTGCTCCAACAAACGGTAACTCAAGATATTTTATTCAAGATTTAGAAGCATTTGGTCGTGATGTAAGCTATCTTGCAGATGACCAATTGTCTTATGGATATGTTACTTCAGGAAGTACAAACCTTATTGTAGACAATACTAAAAACTGGTTCCCAGGTGCTTTTAATAATAATAAGATAAGAATTATAGATATAAATAGCAACAATGAAGTAGAAGATATTGTTGTATCAAACACTAGTAGTAGTTTAACTTTAGGTAGAACAATTGCCCTAGGTACAGGTACAAATACATTAGCTTATTCTGATGACAATGGTTTAACTTGGATAGCCAACGGTGCTACTGTATTTACTACAACCGGTTCTAGAGCAATATGGAGTGGTACTCGATTTGTAGGTGTAGGTACAGGTACAAATACTCTTGCCTATTCAAACGATGGTATTACATGGACTGGTTTAGGAGCTACTGTATTTAGTACTATAGGTAATGATGTTGTTTGGAATGGTATCCGTTTCGTAGCTGTAGGTCAAGGTACAAACACAATAGCATGGTCTAATGATGGTGTTACTTGGAACGGTTTAGGCACAAGTATATTCAGTACTGCTGGTAACGGTGTAACTTGGAATGGATCTAAATTTGTAGCTGTAGGTCAAGGTACAAACACAATAGCACAATCTTCTGATGGTATTATTTGGTCTGGTTCTGGTGCTGCTACCTTTACTGCTTTTGGTAGAGGAGTAACATGGGCTAATGATAAATTCATAGCTGTGGGATCAGGAGTAAATACAATAGCTACCTCTTCTGATGGTGTAACATGGGGTGGATTAGGTTCATCTATATTTACAACTCAAGGTAATCATATAGTATGGAATGGTTCAACAGCAGTAGCTGTTGGAACTGGTACAAACCACATTGCTTATTCTTTAGATAGTGGTTCTACTTGGACTGGATTAGGAACATCAATATTTAGTACAGCTGGTTTAGGTGTATCTTGGAATGGCCTTCGTTTCGTAGCTGCTGGTCAAGGTACTAACACATTAGCTTATTCTCCTAATGGAATTGCTTGGACTGGATCTGGTGCTACTATATTTACTGGTTTTGGAGGAGGAACATCTACAACATCTCCATTTGCCTCAACTGTTTTAAATATTGGTTTAGTTCCAAATACAGCTTCGTATTATCAAATTCATGATGCTTACGGATCTGTAACAGCAGGTTCTGGTACTACAATACAAGATAATAACAAGAGATGGAAAGTAAACCAATGGGCTGGTAAAAGGGTAATTGTTACTTCTGGTACTGGTTATCAACAAGAAACTACAATTTCTTCTAATACAGTAAATACAATAACATTTGCTAGTATTACATCTCCAGATATCTCCTCAACATATACAATTTTAGGTAAACCAGCTATGGGTGCTGGTATTAGCATAGCTTGGAACTTTGGTACTACTGATCTTGCTAATAGAGGAAAATTGTTAGTATTACCAAGAGGTGGTGCTTCTCATACCTTCGATGTATATGATTTAGGTACTAATCGCTCTAGATATGGTATGTTTATATTTGGCCATGGTGAAACCTTAACTACAGGTACGATGTATGCATATGATGGTCAAGATAGATTCTATTTTCAGAGAGATGCTACAGGTAGAATATTTTACTATGACATAGTTAAAAATAGAATTGATGGATTTGGATTTATTCCTTACGGTATGTCTACTGCAGTTTTAGGAAGTAGAATGGAAATTATTCAAACAGCAGAAGGATTAAAATACCTATATATAATGAGACATACTGGTACTGAAATGTGGAGAACCATTATAATGTTTTAAAATATGAGACAAATACAACCTGTAATATCCTGGAAAGACGGATCCCAAAAATTAGCAGAGTATATTAAAATATACACTGTAGATAATTTAATAGACAGCGCCACTTTCTATTACACATTAACCTCAAACGTTAATGAAGTACTATCTGAAGGTAGTGTAATGATGAATGGAGGTGACTATGCTAATTGGGGACAAACCGAAGATATCAATACTGAGGCTTATCGTTGGGTAACTGAAAAGTTGAATTTGACTTTATTATAGTTTGATAAAGGCAAAATAAGATCGTATATTTAAGGGTTATGTATCAATCAATTTATTACGATCGTTCTACTTATACCTACCACCTTCGCGATGATGAGAAAGGATGGTTGGACTTTAAGTACACCCCCGAACTATACAGAATCACTCCTAATGGTTCCTTAGAAACATTAGACGGTAAACGTGCTCGTCCTGTAGACAAATACGAATGGAAAGACACTTCATTATACGAGCAAGACGTTGATAAATGTACTCGTGTACTAATTGATTTATATAAGGACAGTGACGATACTCCCAAACACCAAAACATAGTTTATTTCGATATTGAGTGTGAAATTGGTGGAACACTAACTACTGAATACATTAAGTCAGCTCCTATGAAGATGACTTCAGTAGCAGTATACGACAATACAACTCAAAAATATTACTGTTTAATCCTAGATGAAAAACAACAGATTAAACCAGTAAGCGGAGATAAGGAAATTAGACCGTATAAGACAGAGGCTGAAATGCTATCTGCCTTTCTTGACTTATGGGAAGAATTAGATCCAACAATTATCACAGGATGGAATAGTGGATTCTTCGACGTACCTTACATGTACTATAGAATGTGTAATGTATTAGGTAAAAACGAAGCAGCTCGTCTATCACCACTTCGTAAACTAAACTTCACTGAATGGGATACTGCTCAACCAATTGAGCTAGCAGGTATTAATCATCTTGATTATATGTTGCTGTTTAAAAAGTTCATTGTAAAGCAAGAACCATCCTATAAATTAGATGATATAGGAGAAAAATACGTTAAACTAAATAAAATAGAGTACGAAGGATCACTTGATAAATTATTTCAAACTGATATAAATAAGTTCATTCAATATAACTTACGAGACGTAGAAATTATACTTGAGCTAGAAAAGAAACTCAAATTCATTGATCTAACAGTTGCTATCTGTCATCTATGTCACGTACCATATGAACAGATCTATCTATCAACTGTATTGAATGATGGAGCTATATTGACATATCTCAAACGTCAAAATATAGTTTCACCTAATAAACCAACTACAATTAATCCATCACTTAAGGAAGCAACAAATGATGAATATGCTGGTGGATACTTAAAGGAACCTACTCCTGGATTATATCAGTGGGTTATTGACTTGGACTTTACCTCACTATATCCTTCCATTATCCGTTCACTCAACATTGGTATTGAAACGTTAGTTGGTAGAATAGTTAATAGTGGTAAATACGATAATCAATGGACATATGCTGAATTAAAGCAGATGGATCCTGAAGATGTAGTTGTAGTTGAAAAACTAAATGAAAATTTCACAACATCAAGAACACAGGTTCCAGTAGGTAAATTACTCCAGATGATTGAAAATAACAACTGGATTACCTCAGCGTCAGGTGCAATATTCAGAACAGATAAATCATCAGTAGTATGTGATGTATTAACTGACTGGTTCAATAAGCGCGTTGAATATAAAAATAAGATGAAACAAGCTTATAAATCAGGTGATGCTGTTATGGGTGAATTTTACAATCGCAGACAACATGCTTACAAGATTAAACTAAACGACGTTTATGGCTGCTACGCTATCAATGGTTGGCGCTATACAGATGGACATAAAATTATCTCATCTGCTATTACACTTACTGGCCAACGTGTAACTCAAGAATCAATTAAGTTCGTTAATAAATGGATGAATAATAAGTTAGGTACTACTGATAAAGACTATGTTGTAACCTCAGATACCGACTCACTGTTCATTCAAGTTAAGGATCTACTGACTGCTGATTTAAATGATAAAGCAGCTACAATTAAAAACATATTGGAGATTGCTACTGAAGTACAAAAAGCAGCAAACGAATTCATTGGACAATTCGCCTTATCAGCATTCAACTTAGGTGAGCGTGAGCATTATTTCGAACTAAAGCAAGAGGTAGTTATTGAAAGGGGTTACTTTGCAGGTAAACGTCGCTATGCCATGTTGATTGTAAATAAGGAAGGTGTTGATACTGAAGAGATGATTATGATGGGATTGGATTTGATGAAATCTAATATGCCACCTCTGTACAAGAAATTCGGTCAGAACCTACTAACCGAAATCATGCGCGGTAAACCCAAACCAGAAATTGATAAACAAATTATTGATTTTAAAGTATCGCTAGATACATTACCTTGGGAAGATATTGCTAAACCAACTGGCGTTAAGCAAATTAACTCATATATTGCTAAACGACCATCACCAGGTGAAATATTTAGTGAATTTAAATTAAAAGCACCTATTAATACAAAGTCAGCAGTATATTATAATGATTTACTTAAATTTAAGAAATTAGACAAGAAGTATTCAAGATTCGTAGAAGGCGATAAGATGAAATATGTATCATTGAAACCAAATCCCTACAATATAGATACACTTGGTTTTAGAGGCAATGGTGAAGATCCTGAATTTATACTCGACTTTATAAACAAATATGTTGATAGAGAAGAAGCATTCAATTCAGTACTACTAAACAAACTAACAGGTGTATTTAATGATTTAGGTTGGGATTTTCCAGTTCTGAACGCAAAAATAAACAAATTCTTCAAATTTATGTAGCAATGATACGCCTAAACCAAAGTCACCATCAAATTAGAATAGACACAACAATTAAAATAATTGAAAAAGATGGTACTGAAGTTAAAGCGCCTGTGGTTGTGATAGTTTACTTAGACAACGTAAAAGAAAAACACCAATACAACATATATAAACTAGCAAGTAGTTTATTCAATAGGTCATTTGTACTAAACAGAAATCAACCACCACCAATCAAGAAGGCATGGTGGAAAGTGTGGTAAGTCAAAATAAAGGTTATATATTCACTCAATGCAATTATTAAAAGGTTTTATATTCGGTGTATTAGCTCAAATTATTACATTTCTCCAACTACAAGGACAACTTAAGTATGATTGGATAAAAAATAATATGTGGTTTGGTGTATTAATGGGAATGCCTATATCTTACTTATTTATAATGTCTGTTAGAAACTTCGTTGGGGCATTTGATGGACAAATATGGCCATCACGTCTAATTGGGTTTGGAGTAGGTGTAGTAGTATTTACTGTTATGTCTCATTATTTATTTAAAGAACCACTAACACCTAAAACACTTATTTGTTTAGGCTTAGGAACCTTAATAGTTTTAATTCAAATACTCTGGAAATGAAAAAATTATATTTAGAAGACGTTATTGAAAAGTATTATCTGAATGGTTTAGTTGAGCGTGTTAAAATCGATGTAGTCGATAAAACACTAACAACCAAATTCATCTCCAACCAGAAAAATCTAGTAGGAACACTATGTGCTCCTAACATTGAGATTGATGATTGTGAGTTTGGAGTATATGATACTACTCAATTACTGAAATTGATTGGTATTACTGACCACTTCCTAACATTAGAGGTTGAAAAGCAAGGTAAAGTAGCATCCAAACTACTTATTGCTGATAACGAATATAATCTAGAATATGCACTAGCAGATACAATGCTAACACCATCAGTACCTAGTATTGATGAACCAGTGTATCAGTTAGTAGCTGATCTTAGTATGGATTTCGTTGTTAAATTCCTCAAAGCAGGTAAAGCACTAGGTACCGAAGTATTCGCTGTTGAACAATCAATCGATGTCGATAATAACCCAGCAATTAAATTTACATTGGGTGGTACAGAAGGACACACAAATAAGATTAATTTCACAATCCAAGCAGCAATATCCAGTGTACCAGGTTCAATTATTAAATTCCCCATCACTGAATTCAGTGCAATACTAGCCGCAAATAAAGAATTCGAGAAAGGTACATTGAGTGTAAATGAAGATGGATTATTGAAGATTGAATTCAACAACAAAGAAGGTGTAAATTCTTGCTACTTGCTCGTCGGGAAGGAATAATTTCACATACGTATATACGACATAACAACAGGTACGACAGGCCTCAGTTATGTATTAATTAACCGCTCACCTTAGGGGGCACAAAACAAAATAAAATGACACAAATTCAACGTTGGGCAATGGACCCATTCGACATCGTTTGGAAAAATTTCTTCGATGCAAATTCACAATTCAACACAATTGACAACAAAATCAACTACCCAGTTGACATCTACGAAACAGAAGATGGTTTACGATTCGAGCTTGCCGTAGTTGGCCTCGACAAAGAGGATCTAGACATTCAAACAGACGGAGATACATTACGTGTATCACACGAAAGAAAACAAGAACAAGAACGCTCTTACATCCAAAGAGGAATTGCTAAGCGCTCATTTGATTTGGCTTGGAAAGTTGCTTTAAAATTTGATTTAAACAAACTTGAAGCTAGATTAGATAAGGGTTTGCTTATTATTGACATTCCTTATGCGGATGAAAAAGCACCTAAAAAGGTAAAGATTAAATAAGTTTTGAAAAATAAAGGGCCTGTCGTACCTTATTTTTTAATTGATAAAATATTGAAAATGAAAATAAAACCATTACATAATCACGTAGTGATTAAACAACAAGACGAAACTGAAACAATGTATGGAAACATCCTTGTACCAGATGCAGGTAAAGAAAAACCACTTATGGGTAAAGTAATTGCTGTAGGACCTGGATTGATTAATTTCCATGGAAATTTAATTCCAACTAATATTGAAGTAGGACAAACAGTAGTATTTCCTGCCTTTGGTGGAACTAAAATGACTATTGAAGGTGAAGAATACGTTGTTATGAAGGAACAAGATTTGTTGGCAATTTTAGAAAAATAAACTATGAGTAAAATAATTAAATTCGATAGGGAAGCTAAAGAAAAGCTTCAATCCGGTATTGACAAGGTCAATAAAGCCGTTTCTGTTACAATGGGTCCTTATGGCCGTAACGTATTGATTGAAAAAGAACATGGGCAAGTAGCATCAACTAAAGATGGTGTTACTGTGGCTAAAACAATTGTATTGGAAGATCCAATTGAAAACATGGCTGCTACTGTTATTAAACAAGCAGCTCAAAAAACAGTAGATGCTGCTGGTGATGGTACTACAACATCAACTGTGTTGGCTCACGCTATTGCCTCTCAAGCATTACAAGCAACATCTTATGCTTCAACAAACGCCACTCAAGTAAAACGTGGTATTGAAGAGGCTGTTAAGCAAGTAGTAGCTGAATTAAAAACAATGTCTACACCTATTGCTGATGAAAAGCAAATTAAACAAATTGCTACTCTATCAGCTAATGGAGATGAAGAAATTGGTAACCTGGTAGCTACAGCACTTGAAAAAGTAGGTAGAGATGGAGTCGTTACAGTCGAAGAGTCTCGTACTGGTGAAACATCACTTGAGATTGTTGAGGGTATGCAGTTTGATCGTGGTTACAAATCACCTTACATGGTAACAGACAACAATACAATGACAGCAGTATTGGATGAACCTTTATTGTTGATTGTAGATGGTCGAATTACCCAAGTAAAAGATTTGCTCCCAATTCTCGAATCAGTATCTCAGCAGAATAAATCACTCTTTATTGTAGCTGAAGATATTGATGGTGAAGCACTTGCTACATTGATTGTAAACAAAATGAGAGGTGCTCTTAAAGTAGCTGCTGTTAAAGCACCTGATTTCGGAGATCGCCGAACATTAATTTTAGAAGACATCGCTGCATTAACAGGTGGTTCTGTAGTATCATCTCAGAAGGGTATGCGTTTGGATAAATTCAATAAAGATTGGTTTGGACAAGCTCGTACTATTACTGTAGGTAAAGAAACAACTACTATCGTTGATGGTAGAGGTGATGCTGATAAGATTGAAGCTCGTATTACAGAATTAAAAACACAGATTGATGCTTCAACATCACCATATGAAATTGAGCGTTTGCAAGATCGCTTAGCTAAAATGGTTGGGGGTGTAGCTATCATCAATGTAGGTGGTGGTACTGAAATTGAAATGAAAGAAAAGAAAGACCGCCTCGATGATGCTTTACAAGCAACAAAAGCAGCACTTGATGAAGGTATCTTACCTGGTGCTGGTGTAGCATTACTCCAAGCTAGAAATTCTATTAACAATAGATTAAATGATGACTTTGGTAAAGGTGGTAAAATTATATTCCAAGCATGTTCAATTCCATTTACTCAAATATTAACTAATGCTGGTGAAGATGCTAATGAATGGAGTGTATTACTTAAAAATACCAAAAATGTGGTTCCTGATATTGCTGGTGAAAAAACAGTTGATGCCTTTGAATCAGGTATTATCGATCCAACCAAAGTAGTACGCTCAGCACTTGAAAATGCTGCTGCCGCTGCAGTTACATTACTTATGACTGAATGTGTCATTCACGAAAAACCAACTGAAAAGAAAAAGCAAGATGATCTTGGAATGGCAGACTTCGGAATGTAAATTTAAGTTATGAAAAAACATACACTCTGGATTGAAAAATATCGTAGCCAAACGCTAGAACAATACATCGGAAATGATGCGGTCAAAGACCGCATCTCCGATTGTATTGCTAAAAACGATATTCCCCATTTTATCTTTAGCGGTACAGCAGGTACTGGTAAAACAACATTAGCTAAGCTAATTGTTCATAACATTAAGTGTAATTATATCTACCTAAACGCTTCAGACGAAAATGGTATTGATATGATCCGAGAAAAGGTAAAGGGATTTGCCGCAGCAGCATCATTCCAACCTATTAAAGTAGTGATATTGGACGAGGCTGATTTCTTAACCCAACCAGCACAAGCTGCACTTCGTAACATTATCGAAGAATATTCAATTAATACACGCTTTATATTAACGTGTAATTATATTGAGCGTTTGATTGAACCGCTTACATCACGTTGTGAGATTCATATCTTGAAACCACCATCAATGCCTGATGTTGCAAGACATATTTGCACAAACATCCTTGATGTTGAAGGTGTAGAATATGATTTGAAAAACGTAGCGATGCTGGTTAAAGAATATTACCCTGATATTCGCTCAGTGATTAAAAATCTACAAGCAGGTGTTAAAGATAATAAATACCAATGGATTGCTCTTAATACTGATTGGCTATCTAAAGTAGTAGAAGTATTAAAATCTAGAGATAAAAAAGCATGGTACACCATTAGACAAATTGTAGCTGATGCTCAAATAGATGATTTTCAAATAGCATATCGCTATATGTTTGATAATCTTGAAAAATATAGTCATGGACATGATGCTGAAATATCAGTAGTGTTAGATGATCATATCTGGAGGGCAGGTGTAGTACCTGATAAAGAAATTAATTTCGCTGCTGCGATAGCTAAAATATTAGAACTAAATAAAAAACAAGTATTATGAGTCAAGAACAAATGAACCTAAACATTAGTTTAGATAAAACAACTGAATTAATATGTGATGAATGTGGTAACCATTCATTTCAAGAAGTAGTATTACTTCGCAAAGCATCTCGCTTCATTACAGGAACAGCACAAGATGCTATGATCCCAATTCCAGTATTTGCTTGTAGCAAATGTGGACACGTAAATGAAGAATTCCTCCCAATGCAACTTAGAAAACAAACAGAACAATAATGTTCAATTTATTTAAAAAACTATTTAAAATGTCAACTAAACAAGAATTAGAACAGCAACTTGCTGATGCTATTGCTGTAGCACAACGATTAAATGAAGAAGTTAAAACATTAAGAACATCTAATGATCAACTAAAAGCAGAAAACGAGTCATTAAAAAATGATTTTACTAGTGCTGTTGAACGAGTACGTTATTTGGATGGCCAAGTAAAGATGTTAGAATCACAAAAGAAAGCATCAACTAAATATTCAGATTCAGATAGAAACTATTAATGCCTAATATCTTCGACCATATTAAAAATATTACCACGTCTAAGGGTCCATATCTAGGTGACGAGGGATGGAACAATTGGATGATCAATCGTTACCTAAGTATGGACCCCGACTATTGTGAAGTAGTCAACTTAGTACAGAAGAATACTTGGCAAATGAAAGGAGAGTACTTATATAATTTATATAAGGATCTTATTCCCCAACAATATAAATTTCTAAAGTATATTAAAGCATCTAAAAAATCAAACTATGAAAAGGATGAAATAAATGCTGTTAAACAATACTTTGAAATATCTGAAAAACAAGCCAAGGAATATATTGACATGCTTCCTGAAGAAGAATTAGAAACAATAAAACAACAAATAAATGGCGTTTGCAGCTAAATTTATATTGGTAATGTTGGCTATGATTGTGGCTGATATTTGCTGGGCAATGTATTTTATTGAAATTGATAAACGCCGAGTATATGCTGCTGGTATATGGTCAGCAGTAATTATTATTGCAAGCGCATTTATTACAACATCGTATGTTGAAGACAAATCAATGGTACCAGCAGCAGCAATAGGAGCTTTTATAGGCACAGCAGTAACAGTATATTATAAAAAGAAAAAAGAACAAAATGATACTAAGTAATCCAGAAGAATATTATCGTTATATGCGTGATGCCGAAGCCCATATTGATACTGAAATGAAAAAACCAGAAGACTATTTTATTAAAGACGAAATTACTAAAGCAGTAATAATGGACTTAGCATCTCGTGCTGAACGTGGTGTTAAAAAATATAATACAACATTAGGTGAAAATAATCACCAAAATATGCTTCAACATGCGTATGAAGAAGCACTTGATCTAGCTCAATACCTCAAAAAAGAAATCACAACGCTTAACACAATCCAGGGTATGATTAAGAAATATCCTAATGATGCTGATTTGGGTGAAGCATTAAGACAGTTATATGGCCAAGAGCAAACTAAGTGAGGTTGAGCTAAGAGTTAAGAACTTTACCCCACCAGAAATCAATCATGCATTTCAGCGTACTGTATCTTACTCTCAATTTTCAATGTACTCAACGTGTCCACATCAGTGGTATTTAAGTTACGTTGAAAACAAACAGCCATATCAAGCTAGTATTCATACTGTATTTGGAACTTCATTTCATGAAACACTTCAAGAATACATTAACACAATGTATAATGTAAGTGGAGCAGCAGCTGATAAAATGGATCTAGAAGCTCTATTTACTGAACGCTTTAGAGAAGTATACAGAAGAGAATATGAAAAAACAGGAGAGCACTTCAGCAACCCACTTGAAATGAGAGATTTCTTTGATGATGGAATAGCAATTTTGAGCTGGATTAAAGCAAGACGAAATAAATTATTTACAATACGTAAAGTAAAACTACTAGGTATAGAGTTACCTCTATTAGTAGGAGTAAGTAAAAACATATTCCTAAAAGGATTTATTGACTTTATCTTATACGATACTGAACTAAATAAAGTTTACATTTATGACATCAAAACCTCGACGCGTGGATGGGGCGAAAGAGAAAAGAAGGACGATACTAAACTCTCTCAAATCCTCCTTTATAAAGAGTACTTTGCAAGACAATTCGGACTCGACGTTGATCGAATCGAAGTTGAATACTTTATTGTCAAACGAAAAATTTGGGAAAACCAGGAATATCCAATTCCCAGGGTTCAATCCTTCAAGCCCGCTAGTGGAAAAACCAAAAGACGACAAGCAATAGATAATTTCAATGCTTTTGTACAAGATTGCTTTGATGAAAGTGGTAAACCGAAAATCAAGTCGTATATTAAAAATGTAGGTGAAAGCAGCTGTAAATGGTGCCCCTACGCAGACAAACCAGAACTTTGCAACAAGGTTGCGTCTTCTATATAAACGTATATATTTATATCAAAATATAGTATATGGCAAAATCAAATATGCAATTAACAAGTGTGAAGATCCCTGAAGACTTGTTTGAACAGTTTAAAATTGCATGTGTAAAGTACAAATTCAGCGTACAAAAATTAACAGAACGCTGCATGTTTATGTATTTAACAGATGAAGAATTTAGAAAACAAGTTCACAATCAATTAGACACAAATTTTACAGGAAGTATTTAAAAAACAATTATGAAAGAAGGTTACATTCCCCAAGCACAAAGGAAGAAAATCCTATTGTTATGTGACGATATCCGAATGACATCAGGTATCTCCACAATGGCTCGTGAAATCGTAGTAGGTACAGCTCATCATTACAACTGGGTTAATGTTGGTGGTGCTATTAACCATCCTGATCAAGGCAAACGCTTTGATTTAAATGAAGATACTAATAGACATGCTGGTATCAATGATGCTAGTGTTATATTATATCCAATTAATGGCTATGGTGACCCAATGTTTTTAAAGCAAATGATAGCAATGGAAAAACCAGATGCATTAATGATGTTTACTGACCCTCGTTATTGGGTTTGGTTATTTCAAATGGAACATGAAATTAGAAAAGAAATTCCTATTATTTACCTTAATATTTGGGATGACTTACCCTATCCAATGTATAATAAGTCATTCTATGAATCATGTGATGCTTTATTAGCTATTAGCAAACAAACAGAAAACCTAAACAGAGCAGTATTAGGAGCAGAATTATCAGCTGATAAGATAATTAAATATGTTCCTCATGGTATTAATGAAGATATGTTCTTCCCTATTACTAAAGAACACCCTGAATACTTAGCGTTACAAGACTTTAAGAAACAACTATTTAAAGGAAAAGAATACGATTTCGTCTTACATTATAATGCTAGAAATATTCGCCGTAAATCAGTTCCAGATTTGATGTTAGCTTGGAAAATATTCATGGATAAATTACCTGAAGATGCTAAAAAGAAGTGTGCCTTTGTGATGCATACTCAAGTAGCAGATGAAAATGGAACTGATCTCCAAGCAGTAAAAGAAATGCTATTTGGTAACTATGAATATAATGTTATTTTTGACCAAGGCCGTTACCCAGCAAACGTAATGAACTTACTTTACAATGCTACAGACATTACAGCATTAATTTCATCTAATGAAGGTTGGGGATTATCACTTACAGAAGCAATGATATGTGGTAAACCAATCATCGCCACAGTAACAGGTGGTATGCAAGACCAAATGCGTTTTGAAGATGAAAATGGTGAGTGGATTAAATTTACTGAAGAATTTGGTTCCAATCACAGAGGCAAATATAAAAAACATGGTAAATGGGCTTATCCAGTATTCCCCTCTAACCTTTCTCTTGTAGGTTCTATTCCAACACCTTATATCTTCGATGATAGAGCAGAACCATTTGATATTGCTGATCAGATTAGTCGTGCTTATATTGATAAAATGAGTGATCCTAAAGAATGGGAAGAAAAAGGAAAAGCAGCTCGTGAATGGGTAACTTCAGATGAATCAATGATGTCAGCAAGATGGATGTGTAAAAATACCATTGAAGGAATAGATGCTACTTTTGAAAAGTGGACTCCTCGTCATAGATTTGAACTCATTCAAATAGAAACTCGTAAACAACCTAAACATTTCGTTAAACACGTTATCGCAAAATAATATGAAACAATTAGTAGTAATAAGTTGTCCTATTGACACATATTCTGGTTATGGTGCTCGCTCAAGAGACATTGTAAAAGCGCTTTTAAAAGCGGATAAATATGATGTTAAAGTTCTCCCACAGAGATGGGGTAGTACACCTTTTGGATTTTTACAAGCAGATAATCCTGAACACAAACAAATTATGGATTGCCTTCTTCAACAACCACAATTACCACGCCAACCAGATTGTTGGATTCAAATCACAGTACCTAATGAATTCCAACCAGTAGGAAAATACAATATTGGTATTACAGCAGGTATTGAAACAACAGTATGTGCTCCTGAATGGATTGATGGAGTTAACAGAATGAATTTAACCTTGGTATCATCAGAACATGCTAAAAATGTATTTCAACAATCTGCTTTTGAACAGCGTGATCAACAATCAGGTCAAGTTGTAAGACAAATTAAGCTTGAAAAACCAGTAGAGGTACTGTTTGAAGGAGTTGATACAAGTATCTATGAAAAAATAGATGCTGTCAACGAAAGTGAAGTATGGGATGTATTAGATTCAATTGAAGAAGAATTTAATTTCCTCTATGTAGGTCACTGGTTGCAAGGCGAATTAGGACAAGATAGAAAAGATACAGGTATGTTAGTTAAAACATTCCTTGAAACGTTTAAAGGTAAAAAAACAAAACCTGGTCTTATTATGAAAACATCTTCTGCTACCTATTCAATTATGGATAGAGAAGAAATTATTGATAAAATCAATAGAATTCGTGAAGCGGTAGGAGATGAAAATTTACCTAATATCTATCTATTACATGGTGAGTTAACAGATAAAGAAATAAATGAATTATATAATCATCCTAAAGTAAAAGCACATGTTACATTTACCAAAGGTGAAGGATATGGTCGCCCACTTATTGAAGCATCAATCAGCCAAAAACCAGTAATTGCTCCTAATTGGAGTGGACACATTGATTTCCTTGATGCTGAAATGTCAACACTGCTACCAGGCCAAATTACTCAAATTCACCCATCAGCTGTGGTACAAAATATGTTACTTGCTGAATCAGGATGGTTTACAGTTGACTATAAAGTAGCTTCTGAAACATTAGAAGACGTTTATAAAAACTATAAGAAATATCTTGACGGTGCAAAGAGACAAGCGTATCGTTCACGTACTGAATTCAATTTAGATAAAATGGCTGAAAAGTTAAACGCTATAATTGAAGAAAAAGTACCTAAACAAATAGCACTTAAATTACCTACATTAAAGAAAATTGAGTTACCTAAACTTAAAAAGGTAGACGATGCAAAATAATACAGGTATTATAATCTATACTTTTCAAAACAATACATTAAGTTATGAAAGAATCACTTATCATATGTCCTAGATGCGGTTCCAATGCTTGTCACGAGGCATCAAATGAGAAATTCACAATGTGGAGTTGCTTTGGATGTGGGTTTACTTCTAACTCTACAATGACAGATGAACATGCTCCTAAAGCAGAAGAAACACTTCCTGAATTATATAAAGCATTAAAATTCAAAGACAAAAAAGGATATCATTGGTATCCAATTGCTTTAACATTTGATGACAAATCAATGGTATTTGCCGAAGGTGTATCTATCAAAAAATGGAAATGGTCAGCAGTACAAGCTAAAGAAGGCAAACCAGATATGACAACTAAAAAAGAATTTGAAGAGCGTGACTTTATGGAAGCTCTTGATTATGTAGGTTATTTTAATCAAAAGTAATATGTCTACAATTAGTTTTGCTATTACAGCACACAACGAACACGTTGAATTAAAACGTTTATTAGATCAACTAACTTCATTTATCCGTCCTAAAGACGAAATCATTGTTTTACTAGATTCTACTGCTACTAAAGAAGTACAAGACGTAGCAATGAGTTACGGAGTAAAGGGTGACTATGACTATCATAGAATATTTGGATCATTAGATGGTGACTTTGCTTCATTTAAAAATACAGCTAAACGTCACTGTACTCGTGATTGGGTATTCTTTATTGATGCTGATGAATATTTGAGCGACGGACTAAAAGACAACATCCATGATCTTTTAGAAATGAATAAAGGATTAGTTGATGTCATCGCTTTACCCCGCATCAATACAGTTGAAGGATTAACTCGTGACCACATTGATAAATGGCGTTGGTTTGTAGATGATAATGGTTGGGTTAACTACCCAGACTACCAAATGCGTATCTGCGCTAATAAGCCAGAAATAATGTATATAAATAAAGTACACGAGCGCCTCACAGGTTGGAAGACAATAGCAAATTTACCTGAAGGATATGATTTAATACATCCTAAAACAATTGAACGTCAAGAAAAACAAAACGCTTTATATAATACTTTATGAAAACAGCATTAGTATTAGGAGCTGGTGGATTTATCGGCTCGCATTTAGTAAAACGTCTCAAATCAGAAGGATTTTGGGTACGTGGTGTTGACCTAAAATACCCAGAACATTGGGAAACAGCAGCTGATGATTTTTTAACTTATGATTTACGTGATCCCAAGAACGTAGAAGCAGTAATGCGATTAGAAGGGTATAGTGGACGTCCACTAACATGCAAATATCACAAACACCCATATTCAGAAGAACTTCATTTTGATGAAGTATACCAGTTAGCAGCTGATATGGGAGGTGCTGGCTATATCTTTACAGGCGATAACGATGCTAATGTAATGCATAATTCAGCAATGATTAATTTAAATGTTGCTGAATGGGCAGTCAAATACAAAGTAAAACGTGTGTTCTATAGTTCATCAGCCTGTATGTATCCTGAACATAACCAATTAGATCCAAATAACCCTAATTGTGAAGAATCAAGTGCATACCCAGCAAATCCAGATTCAGAATATGGTTGGGAAAAATTATTTAGCGAACGTTTATTCTTAGCTTTCAATCGTAATTACGGGTTAGATGTCCGCATTGCTCGCTTCCACAATATATTTGGTCCTTATGGTACTTGGACAGGTGGAAAAGAAAAAGCACCAGCAGCAATGTGCCGTAAAGCAGCTGAGACACCAGATGGAGGTGAAATTGAAGTATGGGGTGATGGCCAACAAACACGTTCATTCCTCTATATTGATGAATGTATAGATGCTGTATTGCGTCTAATGAGACAAGATAGTTTCTTAGGTCCTGTAAATATTGGATCTGAAGAAATGGTCTCAATTAATCAACTAGCCCAAATGGCTATTGATGCTTCAGGTAAAAATATTACTATTAAAAATATCGATGGTGAGGAATTTAAAGCAAAATATGGTTTCAAATGTCCAGTAGGAGTAAGAGGTAGAAATAGTGATAATAAACTATTCAAAGAAAAGGTTGGATCAGATGTCTATTACCCATTAGATAAAGGTATTAAACAAACGTTTGAATGGATTAATCAACAAATAAAAAATGAAAGTAAAAGCTAACCATTTCGACAAAAAAACATTTGAAGATAAACTTGATCATTTAAAACATCTTGATTTTTCTTTATTTGTAGATACTGTTCCTGAACCTGGGGATTTTTCTTCCATTAATATATTAGTATTGCAAGAACCAAATGAATATTTTGGAATACACGATTGGGCTATTCAAAACCAACATTCCTTTAATATTATATTAACATGGGATGATAAAGTATTGAATAATTGTGAAAATGCTCTTTTACTTCATTTTGGACATACCTGGTTCACTCCAGATCAATATACCACAGATAAAGAGAAAAAGTTTGAACTAGCACATTTAAGAGGAAATTTGCTAAAAACATACGGTCATTCTTTAAGACATGAACTCTTAAATAGACAAAATGAAATTAAAATACCTAAAAAATTTTATGATGTATATGGAGATAGACATGATATAGCTAAAGCTAAATTAGGTAAAGAAGAAGTATTTGGATATTCTATGTTTGGGGTGGCAATAGAAAATACCCAACATAATGGATACTTCACAGAAAAAATATTAGATTGTTTTCTCCAAAAAACAATCCCAGTATATTGGGGGTGTTCAGATATTCATGAAATGTTTAATGAAGAAGGAATAATTACTTTTACTAGCGTAGACGACTTAATACGTAAAATAAATAAACTAGATGAAAAGTACTATACAGACCGTTTGGATATCATAAATGAAAATTATAAATTAGCTCTTCAATACGTTGATTATGAACAAAACATCTGCAATAAAATAACAGAAGTTTTTAAGCTTAATAATTTAGTTTAATGAAGATATTCATAACAGGAGGAAGTGGACATTTAGGTCAAAAACTAATAGAATATTTATCTATTAACAATGAAATACTTTCTCCATCTAAAGAAGAATGTGATGTATTGGATATTGACATTCTAAAAACTAAAATAACTGATTTCTCCCCAGATATCATCATTCACTCTGCTGCTTTTGTTGACACATTTGGTTGTGAAAAAAATATTAAAAAAGCATTAGACATTAATGTTATCGGAACAATGAACTTAACTAAAGTATGTTCAGAGTTAAATTGTAAACTAATTTATATTTCTTCTGAATATGTGTTTAGTGGAGATAAGGGTAATTATAGTATAAATGATAGATTAGATCCTATTAATGTTTATGGTAAAACTAAAGCAGCAGCTGAATATGTTGTTTCTGTTTTATCTGATTACCAGATTATAAGAGCACCTTTCATTAGACAAATATATCCTAAAGTATTTACTGATCAATATTGTTCTAGATATTTTTTGGATGAAATAGTAGAAAAAATAGTTAATAATATTATTAATAATAAGGAAAAAATAGTTCATATATCTTCTGAGAGGATGTCATTATATGATCTATATCTTAAGAAAGGCATTGAAGTAGAACCTATAACAATGTCTAAAGAACAGCAAAAAACTTTACCCAAAGATACAAGCTTAATAAATAACAGTATATGAAAAAAACAGCATGTGTAATTTACTACACAGACGACAGGTATGATGAATTAGCTAAAAATGTTGAAAGTAGCTTTTTATCTTTTCATAAGGATGAATGCGATTTTTACCAAATAAATCATACTAACCAGGAAGAGTATAATAAATCTTTACAATACTTTGATTTTGCTCCTGAAACATTTCTAATGCAATTTATATATGCTTATGAAATAATGATGAAATATAATTATGAGAAAGTAATTGTATTAGGAACAGATACCATTGTTTGTAACAGAATGGATGAATTTCTAGATGACAATACAACCCCAGTGTTAGCAACCTTAAACTACCCTAATCAAGATGGTACAGAATACTGGGTAACTCCTTTCACTCAGGTTCAATTACCAGATGGAAGAATAGTTAGTGATCAACTAAATATTAATGCAGATGTAACATGTTTTAATAGTGCAGAGGCATTAAAAAAGGTAATTGAATTAAGTATAGAACATTATACTCACTTTTCAATTCAAGGAGGATTAAACGAACTAGCATTTGTAGATAAATCATATGAAGTTAAAATTGTAGACGCTCCATATCCAATTAGTAAAGTAGTGTATAATGCTCGTTCTAAAGGAGTATTTGGTACTGATATGATCAGAAAAGGAGTATTAGCTAAATATGGTCCTCAATTAGATGGTCAACCATCTCCAATTAAACATTGGTATGTTAAGGATAAAAAATTATTTACACACGATCATAAGCAAATTAAATGTTTCCATTTTGTAGAAGCATTAGGAGGTCAACCATTAGAATCATTTAAAGAATTAATTAATGATTTTAAAACAAGTTGGTTCAATAAAGACACAATTGACTTCTTTAAAGAAGAATGTGGGTGTTCAGAATTTTTTAGTTAAATTAATAATATGCAAGAAATATTAAAACTAGTAGAAGACTACATCCAGAAAAAACATTCTGAAAAGACATGGGAAGCAGGTAAAGACTGGGTCCAATATGCCGGTCCGTATTTTGATTCACAAGAATACACAGCAGCTGTTAAAACACTGCTTGGTGAATGGTTAGTATTAGGAGCTGAAGCGATTAAATTCGAAAATAAGTTTCCTAAGCTATTTGGAAAGAAATACGGGTTGATGGTTAATAGTGGATCAAGTGCTAACTTATTAATGATGTTAGCTATGACCTCTAAACGTGGTTATAACTTTCCTAAAGGAACTAAAGTAATTACTCCAATTGCTGGTTTCCCAACTACAATTAATCCAATTATCCAGTTAGGATTCACACCTGTGTTCGTTGATATTGAATTAGAAACGCTTAACCTTGATTTAGATCAAGTAGAACAAGCGTGTATTGATAATCCTGATGCTAAAATTATTACATTCGCTCACGTATTGGGTAATCCACCTAATATGAATCGTTTAATGGAAATAATTGAAAAATATAAATTAATTCTATTAGAGGATTGCTGCGATGCATTAGGTACTACATTTGAAGGTAAACCACTTGGTTCGTTTGGTGAAATGGCAAGTTGCTCATTCTACCCAGCACACCACATTACTACAGGTGAAGGTGGGTTCGTTGCTGTAAATACAATGGAAAACGAACGTATCATTCGCAGTTTTAGAGAATGGGGACGTGGTTGTTATTGTGTAGGTAAACAAAACCTACTTGAAAATGGATCATGTCAATGCCGTTTCAGTAATTGGTTACCTTCGCTTCCAAACGAAATATTTGATCACAAATACGTTTATGAAGAAATTGGTTATAACTTAAAACCAATTGAATTACAGGCCTCTATCGGATTGGTACAAATGAAGAAATTACCTGAGATTGGAGCTAAACGTAAAGAAAATTATAAGAACTTATTTGCTGCTTTTAGTAAATATTCTCAATATTTCCATTTACATGAAGCACAACCTGGAGCAGATGTTGATTGGTTTGCATTTCCAATAACTGTTAAAGACGGTGCTCCATTCAAACGAGCTGATATATGTAAGTTCCTAGAAGCAAATAAAATCCAGACTCGCCCTTATTTTGCAGGCAATATTATGTTGCAACCAGCATATACACACTTGATGGATTCTAAAGAAGTAATTGAAAAATACCCGGTAGCTAGAAAAGTAACTACAGATACATTCTTCTTAGGTACATCACCTGTAATCAATAAGGAAAAAACAGATTACATTGAAACAATATTAGATAAATTTATTTCCCAATTATGAAAATAGTATATATAACAGGTTGTTTAGGGTTTATAGGATCATATGTCACTAGAGCATGTTTAAATAAAGGATGGTATGTTAAAGGTGTAGATAAAATGACATACGCTGCTAATAAAGAATTATTAGATGAATTCGAACAATACCCTAATTTCTCATTTGTCCATTGTGATATCAATGAACTAACATTTTTATATGAGTGTGATTATGTTATCAACACAGCAGCTGAAACTCACGTAGGTAATTCAATTGCTAATAGTGATGAATTTGTACATTCTAATATAAACGGCGTTCATAATATACTTGAACTAATTAAAAACTATAGACAAGAAACAGCTAAAACACCCATATTACTCCACTTTAGTACAGATGAAGTATATGGTGATATTGAAGAAGGAGCCCATATAGAAACAGATCTACTAAAACCATCAAACCCATACTCAGCAACCAAAGCAGCTGCTGATATGTTAGTATTAGCTTGGAGTAGAACATATAGTTTACCTTATGTTATTGTTAGACCAACCAATAACTACGGTATTGGACAGTATGTTGAAAAATTAATTCCCAAAGCATGTAAGATGCTACATTTAGGGAAAAAAATTCCTCTTCATAATAATGGAACACCAATTCGTAACTGGTTACATGCTGCTGACACTGCAGAAGCAGTAATTACTATCGTTGAAAGTGGAGTTAAAAACGAAATATATAACATTGCTGGAGGATTCGAACAATCAAATTATAACACTGTTATAAAAGTGATCAAGGAATATTTTGGAGAAGTTGACGTAAATTCATATATTGACTTATCCTATTCAAGAGCAGGACAAGACGTTCGTTATGCTTTAGATGATTCTAAATTAAGAGCATTAGGTTGGAAACCAAAAGTAGTATTTGACAATACTTTAAAAAACATAATTGAATATTATAAACACAAATTCATATGGTAAAAAAAGCACTTATTATTACTTGGGAAAAATATCAGGATCATGAGTTGATCTATCCCTATTATAGTTTAAAAGAAAATGGCTACGAAGTAACGTTGATGGCTAATAAAATAGGTAAAATTTGGGGTTCATTAGGTTCCCATATGCCTTGCGATGTTGAAACATCGATATTTGAAGATGAAACAGTAAGACAGCAATATTTAAATGAATATGAAATTTTACTAGTACCAGGTGGTGTTAAAGCACTTGAAAAAGTAAGACAAGAAAAAGGAGTACTTAAATTTATCCAGGAATGGAACGCCGCTGATAAAACAATTTTCTCTGTATGTAATGGAGCTCAACTTTTAATTTCAGCAAAGATCTTGAAAGGTAGAAAAATATCTGGATATTATTCAATTGATATTGATATTGAAAATGCTGGTGCTACTTATGATAGAGGTCCTGTAGTAGTAGATGGTAATATTATTTCATGTCCCCATTATGATTTTATGGGAGATTGGATGAGAATTGCTTATCAAACACACAATGAAAGAAATAAACAATGAGTTATAAAACTAATATTGTAAAAAAACCTTGGGGATATGAGTATTTGGCTTATGAGAATGAAGATGTAGGACTGTGGTTTCTATATATATCACCAGGTCAAAGCACTTCAATGCATTGCCATCCTAAAAAAACTACAGGTTTAGTACTATTAGACGGTGAAGCAGAAATATCGTTTTTATCAGATAAACGTGAATTAAAATCTTTAGATAAAGTAATGATTCGAAGAGGTTTATTTCATTCTACTAAAGCTATAAGTCAAAAAGGTGCATTCATATTTGAAATAGAAACACCAAAAGACAAACACGATTTAGTTAGGCTAAATGATCAATATGGTCGTACCTCTAAACCATATGAAGATAGTACTTTTGAAGAAACCAAAGGAGATAACTGTCTATGGATAAAAGAAGAAAACCAAATACATGATTTTGCGGGATGTACTTTAAAAATAGAAGTAATAAATGATATTGAAATTATCAACAATAAACATGATGATGATTTAATTGTATTTTTAAAGGGAGGATTAGTAAGAAACATCGATGGAACTTCTCATTGTGTAACCATACCTGGAGATGTTGGTTTTGCTAAGATAATAAAACAAGTATCTCGACAATTGGATGGAGTAATTTCTGAAACTATAATAATGACAATTAATAAAAATGGCTAACTTTTACCCTCCAGGATTTGAATATCAATCTTATACTATAGCTATTGATTTTGATGGAGTAATACACGATGCTTATCAAGGATGGGGAGATGGTACTTGTTATGGTAATCCACTTCCTGGATCAATAGATGCTATAAAAGAGTTATCTAAAAAATATGATATAGTAATCTTTACGGCTAAAGCAAAACCTGATCGTCCATTAGTAAATGGAAAAACAGGAGTTGAATTAGTAAAAGAGTGGCTTGATAAACATGGTATATTAAACTATGTTAGTAATATTACTAGTGAAAAACCAAGAGCAGAGCTATATATTGATGATAATGGGTATCGTTTTGAAAATTGGATTGATACATTAAAATTTGTAGAAAACACAATATGATAAAGGTTTCAGATTATATATTTGATTTCCTAAAATCCAAAGAAATAGATACTATATTCTCAGTATCAGGAGGAGCAGCTGCTCATTTACTTAATTCAGTATCAGAAAGGAATTTCAATTACATATGTAATTACCACGAACAGGCATGCGCTATGGCTGCTGAAGGGTATGCTCGTATAGCTAACAAACCAGCTTGTGTTTTGGTTACTAATGGTCCTGGATCTACAAATACCATTACGGGAGTAGTTGGAGCATATCAAGATTCAATTCCAATGATCATTATTTCTGGGCAAGTACCGGTAAATCAATCATTGAGTAGTTTAGAAAATATTAGATTAAGACAACTAGGAGTACAAGAATGTGATATTATAAGTATGGTTAAAAACATTACTAAATATGCCGTTCAAATAACAGATCCTAAAACTGTTGCTTACCATATTGCTATGGCATATAATGAAGCTACAACAAACAGAATGGGACCTGTTTGGCTAGATATACCTCTTGATATCCAAAATGCTCTAATAGAACCAGAAGAAATTACAATACCTAAGAACCCAAAAACCATAAATTATAATGTTAAAGATATAATTGATATCATATTTCACTCAAAACGACCACTTATAATAACAGGAAATGGTATTCATTTATCTAAAACAGAACATTATTTTGAAACATTAAAAAATAAATTAAAAATACCTATAATATCAACATGGACATCTAAAGATTTAATGAACCATGATGATTCTTTATTTATAGGAAATTTTGGATTGTTAGGTGAACGTGCTGCTAATTTTGCTGTTCAAAATGCTGATTTATTATTAATATTAGGTAGTAGATTGTCTATTCCAAACGTTGGTTATCAATCTCATTTATTTTCACCTAATTCAATTAAAATAATGGTTGATATAGATGAAAATGAGTTAAATAAACCAACTATTAAGATTGATTATCCCATAAATGAAGATCTAAATAATTTCTTTACAAACATGTTATCTTTATTACATGATAAAGATATTCCTAATTGGAAAGAATGGATTAATAGAACCCAATCTTGGAAAGTAAAATATCCTGTGTTTCAATCTGAATATAAAGCAAACACTAATAGAATAAATTCATTTTATTTTACAGAAGTACTATCTAGAAAACTAACAAATAAAAATATTATAGTAACAGACATGGGCACAAGTTATACTTGTACTATGCAGTCACTACAAATGAATGGAAAAGCTAGGTTATTTACTTCAAGTGCTTGCTGTTCAATGGGATATGGATTACCAGGAGCTATAGGGGCTTACCTTGCTGATCCTACTAAAGATGTTATATTGATTGCAGGAGATGGAGGAATACAAATGAATATTCAAGAATTGCAGACAGCAATTCATAATAAAATACCTTTAAAAATATTTTTACTTAATAATAACGGATATCTAGCAATTTCATTAATGCAAGATAATTTATTCAAAGGAAAATATATAGGATCAAATCCAAACAGCGGAATTAGTAATCCTAATTTTATTAAGTTAGCTAAAGCTTATGGATTCAAAACATTTCAGTTTAATAATAATATTGAAATGGAAAATGAAATAGATACTGTATTAAATACAGAAGGACCAGTATTGTGTGAAATTAGGATGATTGAAAATCAACTATTAATTCCTCGTGTACAATCTTCTAAAGATGCAGATGGTAAAATTATATCTAACTCATTAGAAAACATGTTTCCTTATCTTAGTAAGGAAGAAATGAAAGAAATAATGTTATGAAAATACTAATAACAGGAGCAAATGGATATGTAGGTAAATCACTACACATTGCTCTAAAAGATAAGTATGATGTGACTGCTATTACTAGAAATGAATGTGATTTAATTAGCCCCTCTTTAGTAAATTCTTACTTTTCAGATAAATGGTTTGATGTTATTTTACATTGTGCTGTTAAAGGAGGAAGCAGATTACATAAAGATGATTGGGATATTATGAATACCAATTTAATAATGTATTATAATTTATTAACAAATAAAGATCATTTCAATAGATTTATTCATTTTGGGTCAGGTGCTGAGTTATATATGAAAGATGAACCATATGGTTACAGTAAGGATGTGATTTGTAAATCAATATCAATTAAAGATAATTATTACAATTTAAGAATATTTGGTGCATTTGATGAAAACGAATTAGATACCCGTTTTATCAAAGCAAATATTAAACGCTATATTAATAAAGAATCTATGACTATCCATCAAAACAGATTGATGGACTTTATCTATATGCCTGATTTAGTTAAAATAGTAGAATATTATATTAATAATGATGGGCCTAAAGAAATAGATTGTATTTATAGTAAATCTCTTACTTTAGAAAAAATAACACGTATTATTAATAAATTAGAAGAATATAAGGTTGATGTAGAAATAGTGAATAAAGGAGCAGATAGACCTTATATAGGTACTTTTAATAATTTAGGAATTGAATTTATAGGGCTAGAACAAGGGATTAAAGAAACATATAATAAATTAAAAAAATAAAAACATGCCAAAGTGTTTAATTACAAACGATGGAATAAGCCACCTAGAAATGTTAGGTTCTCAAATGTTTAACTATTTTACTTTATGTGCTATAGCTAAAAAAACAGGACATGAAGTAGCTATATCTACTGCTCCTCATCGCTTTCAAGGACTAATCCCTCAGTGCTTTGATACCCCCTTCCCTATGTTTTCTCAGTTTATTCCTTATGATACTTACACTTCTAAATTATGTACTTCTCCTGTAATTGAGGAAGATTTATTTAATTTAAGTCCATATAAAAACTATGTATTAAATGCAAGATTTGATTATGGTTCTCTTTATTGGGGAGATATGATAGATGAAATTAAACCATTATTTAAAATTAAACAAGTCTTTCTAGATGAAGCCCAAAATATTATTCAACAAATCCAACAAACTAACAACGCACCATTAGTTTCTTTAAATTTTAGAAGAGGTGTTTGTTCTTTTTATATGGATAGTTATATGGATTATTATGAAAAAGCATTGAAATTAGTACCACCTGATGCTACAATATTAATAATGTGTGATGATTTTGAATGGGTAAATACCTCTAAAGAACTACAACAACTTTTAGAAGGAAGAAACATTGTTAGAGCTAATTATCTAAACTATGTTCAGTTTAGTCTTATAACATTATGTGATTATAATATCTTAAATCCTTCTAGTTTCTGTTTAACAGCAGCCATTCTAAGTAAAAAATCCCAAACCAATATATTCCCTAATTTTAACGACACACCTTTACTTCCTTTAATTGCAGCCCAGTTTATGATTGATAGATATTTCCCAAATTGGATTCAGGTTAGATTTAAATGTTAATTAAATGAATATTAAACTTCTAATGCACATAATGCCCTGGGAGATAGATTATGCTATGCTTTCTTTCTCTCAACTTAAAAAATCTCAAAACTACCTTTCTGAAGGAGTAAATATTGAATTTGAATGTGCACTGAATTTATCTGATTATAGTATAGATTGGAATAAAAGTGTCTTTCCTAAAGAATATTTTATAAAAAAATATAATGATATATCAAAAAATTTTAATAAGATCAATATTAACAATAGAATAATATATTCTGACACAATATATGGTCATTTAAATTTTCAAAGAGAAGTTATGGCTTCTCATGTTGATTATTATATCCCAATATGTCCCGATATATATTTTGGAGAATATTTGATTCCATATATGATTGAATCTATAAAAAATATTCCTAATAAAAATTTCATCATTACCCCCCAAGTAACTAAAAGATGGGATCCTAGCTGGGATATACTAGTTAACGAAAATTTCAAAAATATTCCATATAGCCACTGTTTTGATTTAAGTTGCTACGAAATAGATAATATAAACACCTCCTCCTCTCCTGAATTAATCCCACTAAATGGTTTCAAATATGCTGGGTGGTTTGATTGTTATAGTAAGGAAATTTGGGAAACTTTATCTCCTGTATGGGATGAATGGAGTGGTTATGGCTCATGGGATACATATTCTATGTATACTCTATCCCTATTAAAACAAAAAGGATACGATATTCAACAGTATATCTTAAAAAACCAGGTAATATCAGAATACTGGAATGGAAACGAACCACAACAGAATTGGAATATAGATACTTATAAAGATAAAAATAGCGAAGGTTTATGTGGTTATTATAAAAAACAATTATATATTAATAAAAGTAAAGAAGGAAAATTAGATTATAATAAACTTCAAGAATATGCAATTACCCAATTTAATAAAGTTATAAATAATGGATAAAATAAATGTATTTGGAGGAACTGGATTTATTGGAAGTAGATTCTGTAGTTTACATTCCGACCATGTAGTAGTTAATGACAGGGATGATTATACCCTTAAAACTAATAACGTATTATATTTTATAAGTACTATTGATAATTACAATGTTCACAAAGATTTACATATTGATGTAGATACTAATCTAACAGTATTATTAAATGTTTTAGAAAATATAAAAAGTAGTCCGAATAAAGATATTACTTTTAACTTTATTAGTTCTTGGTTTGTATACGGACAAAACAATAAAATTCCTTTTAAAGAGGATGATTTAGGATGTAATCCAACAGGATTTTATTCTATAACAAAAAGATGTGCTGAACAATTAATTATAAGCTTTTGTGAAACATTTGATATAAAATATAGAATATTTAGACTTGCTAATGTGTTAGGAGAAGGAGATAAAAAAATTTCCAAAAAGAAAAACGCACTGCAATTTTTAATTCAAGAAATAGTTAACAATAGAGATGTTGAATTGTATTATGGAGGAAATGTTTTAAGAGATTACATATATGTAGATGATGTTTGTGATGCTTTATTTCATTGTATTAATAAAGCTCCTATAAATGAAATAATTAATATAGGAAGCGGAAAACCTCATTTATTCTTAAACATTATAAAAGAAGCAATATTAAAAGCTAATTCTTCATCTAAAATTGTAGAAATTAATCCTACTCATTTCCATAATGTGGTCCAAGTTAAAAACTCATATTTAGATACTACTAAATTAACTAACTATGGATATAAATGTAAACACAGCATTGAAGATATTGTACAGAAACTAATAGATCATTATAAATCATGAATCCTTATCTGATTATATCCCCCATAGGAAACGAATCTCTCCACCCAAAATGGGTTAAAGGGCAAGCTAATTTTGATTTAGTTTTAATATATTATGGAGATGATGATAATGTAGCTGAATCAAATCTTCAGTATACTCCTTATGTTTATGCTGCTAAAGGTGAAAAATACCATTTGATTAAATCTTTTATTCAATCTAATATTGAGTTTATTTCTAATTATACTCATATTTGGATTCCTGATAATGATGTTTCAATATCAACTGAGAATATCAATAAATTATTTAAAACAGCTAATCAATATCAACTTTCAATATGTCAGCCTTCTATGGATGGGTATGTTTCTCATGAGATTACAAAACCGGTTTCTAATAGTATATTACGTTATACTAACTTTGTTGAAGTTTTAGCTCCATTATTTGATTTAGGATCACTACTAAAAATATATGAAACATTTGATTTGAATTATTCAAGTTGGGGATATGATTATTTATGGGCTCATCTTTTAGATTATCCTAAAAATAAAATAGCTATTATAGATGATATAATAATGACTCATACCAAACCTGTAGGACAGAGTTATTCCCGTTTTCCTAGAAATCCTTGGGATGAAATGGTTGAGTTATTATATTCGTATAATATTAAAAAAGAAGAAATAAATTATTCTCAAATATGGAAAAAATAACATTCTGTATACCGAGCAAAACAAACTTAAGATATCTTAAAACATGCATTCCTTCTATTCGTAAGAATGCATATAGAAAAGATCATGATATTATTATATTTGTTGACTCAGATGAAGACAAAACAGTTGAATGGTTAGAACAAGTTAAAGATCAATATAATTTAACATACCACGTTAACCCAGAATTAGGTAAACGCCTATATGGTATTGGTAAAGCATATGACTTCTGTATTGAAAAATCCACTACAGATATTTTTATGATATTCCATGCTGATATGATGTTAGGTAAAGATGCTGATTTAAATGCATACAAACACTTAAAATCAAAAACAGCAATATGCTCAACACGCATTGAACCTCCTATTCATCCAAATGATGGGGAAAAAATTCAGATTGATTTTGGAATGTGGCCTGAAGAATTTAAGGAAGAAGAATTTGACAAATATGTTGAATCACAACTCAATGAAACTAAAATCACAAACGGTATATTTGCTCCTTGGATGATGTATAGAGATGAATTCTTATCCATTGGAGGACATGATCCAATGATGCATTCATGTAGGGAAGATTCAGATGTATTTAATAGAATGAAATTAGCCGGATTTGAATTTATTCAACCTTGGAATTCATTGGTCTATCATTTAACAGGTAGAGGTGCTGGTAGTTTTGGAGGTGATCCTAAACGACATGAGCAGTGGAAACAAGATATGAATAATTCAACTAAAGAATTTATTCGTAAATGGGGATCAAATGTTAAACATACTGGTTTAATGGACCCCATTGTCTCACCTAAATATAACATTGCTTTTGTAGTTCATAACTGCAATTTACAATTATTAGAAGCATTAGAACCATGGTGTGATAGAATATATGTAGATGAAGCATTCGAAATTGGACGTGCTTGGGACTATGTTGAAATAGAACAAGCAAATACAAAGTTTGATTTAAGCAAACGAGTATTGACTATCAAATCAAATGATCCTACAGGTGAAAATGATATAATAATTGAATTTAATGCTAAACAATTAACAAACCAGAATTTCCAGTTGCTACAACAATTCCCTGAAATTATTCATGAATCTGGTGAGATTGGAGAATTTGAATTAGATATATTCAAAATAAAAATTAATAGTTTAGAGACATACGAACATACTCTTATAAAACTATAAAATATTTATAAGAAACCTCGTTTATGCCTCGCCAACGCCGCTCCAAACTAGACCCAGTAAGTCGAATTATGACCCTCGGTGACATAGAAACCGAAAATATAAATGATTTAATTTATACTATATATGAGATAAATGAGGAGGACGCGAAAAAACAAACAGCAGAACCAATAAAACTCATAATCAACTCGTCTGGAGGAGAGATATACAGCGGACTTGCTTTAATTGATGTCATTGGTACTTCGTTGACTCCAGTCCATACAATATGTCACGGTGCAGCAATGTCAATGGGTTTAATAATATTCGCTGCGGGTCATCATCGAACAGCGAGCAACAATGCTACATTCATGTATCATGAAGCAATGTATGGTGTTGAAGGTAAAACGGCATACCACAGACAAGAAATGAAAGAAGCAAATCGCATTGATAAAATATGCGACGATTATTTAATGTCTCGTACTAAATTAACAACAAAAATATTAGATGATGTTAAAAATAGACAGGCAGAATGGTATTTTGATGCGAAAACTGCGTTGAAATATGGTGTGGTAAATGAAATTCTATAATATTTATATATAAACGTATCAAATGGCTAATCCAAAACTTAGAGTAGACGTAAATCATAACCCAACTAAAAAGGGTATTAAAGTTCAATTCGTAATGCCTGAAACATTAGAGGGTGATGCTAAAGCTGAGATGACTCAGAAACTGCAATCTAAGTTAAATCAAGGATTGTCTCAATATAACTTAACAGTTAGCCAAGACACAGACGTGCCTTATGCTAATGTAATTGGTTTCTTAATCCCAATTGCTGATGTTAAGTTGATGATTAAGAATGCTATTACCGGAGGTGGTGGTAGCAGCGAACCAACAGTTTAATTACTAAAAACGGTTATGGCTAAAATAAAACGTAAAATGAGGAGAAAAATTCCTGTGCTTCGCGTTAAGATAGAGCCAGGGGCAGATTACTCTCAGTTAACAGAAATCCCAGAAGTTCAACAAGTAGTTATAGAAGAAGCAGTATGCGCCATTAAAGATGGCCTTGCACGAAATAAATCTTCCATCTCCTTATTTGAAGTAGCCTATTCAGATTATTATATTGAGTTAGAAAAACCAAAATGGAAACCTACTCTTGAAAAGGTACTTGAATACTATGTTGAGAAAGAAGAGTATGACAAGTGTATCGAAACAAGAGATTTAATTAGTAAATTATGAATGAAGGAGAAAAGCACGCTGAAGGAGTTAAAAACTCCATTGATGACATTATAGGTGTTGATACAACGCTTAAATTAAAGAAAAAAACAGAAGACGATATTCAAAGAGAAAAATTTGAACAGGTTATCCGTTTAGTACAAGAAATAGAAACACGTGGTGTATTGATGGCTGAAGAATTACAAGTTGATTTCTCAACATACGATGAGAAATTCTACATGGCTATCGATTTAATGTTTGAATTGCATTTTGGAAAAGAAGCAGCTGAAATTATATTTTTCTACTTATACGAACGAACCAATCCTGATGGTTCCACTAATGATATATTAGATGCTAATGATTACCCAATCCCATTAGACACAGTTGCTGATCTATGGTCAGTAGTTAAACTATGTCAAGCAAAACAAAAGCTTGGTAGGCAAAAAAAGAAATAGTACATTTATCTAAACAAAAATGAAGTATATGAAAAAGATGATCGCAGTTGCCATGATCGCAACATTCGCAGTAGCTTGTACAAGTGGTACAACTAACACAACTCCAGTTACTACTGATTCAACTAAGGTTGATAGCACTGTAGTAACTAACGACACTACTGTAGTAGCTGATACTACTACTAGTATCAAATAATTAGTGGGGCTTCGGCCCCCTAATTTATTATTATGCCTGCACCTAAACCACTTACTAAAGACGATATTCTAAAGGCAATGCGATTCACAAAATCGAATCGTGCTGCGGCTAGATATTTAGGTTGCTCGTATCAACATTACAAACCATTCGCTAAACTATTCCGAGTAGATGAGGGTGATCCGAATTCACCCACACTATTTGACTCCCATAAAAACCAATCAGGTAAAGGTATTCCCAAATTCCTACCTAATCGAAGAAAAGAACCAAATGTCAAACTTATCTTCGAAACAGGGACGGGTTGGGAATCCTTTACACCTGAAAAAATTAAAGCAAGAGGTATTGCTGAAGGTTATTTAAAGGAAGAATGTTATCAGTGTGGGTTCTGTGAGCGCAGAGTAACTGACTATAAAACACCTCTACTACTCAATTTCAAGGATGGAAATAAGAATAACTACCTGCTTGATAATTTAGAATTATTATGCTATAACGATTATTTCCTACTTGTAGCTGACCCATTAACACCAGATCAAGTACGTCATATTGAAGACAATACTACTGTTAAAGCAGTGTCACATGATTGGGATTTGGATGAAGCACATTTAGAGAATATGAGGGCGTTAGGATTATTGGATTAGGCAAAATAAAATCGTATATTTAACTAAATAAAATAAAATGAACGGTTTACACAATCAATTTGCTGGGTTTGAATTACCTACAGAAATGAAACAAATGTATCGAGCAGGTTTCCAACCATTTGGACCTAAAAGCATAGCTAAATTAGCTTTATTCCTCCAGGAAAGCAAAGTAGAGAATTTCAATGAAGTGTATGATTATTATTCATCTCTCAAACCACAACGTTTGGAAGGCGAGTCAGATGCTGAATTGAAAAACCGCTCTAACTTCACTAAGACAATTCAGAAATACAAATCATATTTCTACAATTATTCAGTATACGAAAACAAATAACATGGCAACCTATTTTCAAGTTAAAGTACAGTTTACTGTTGAAGACAGTAAAGGTAAAGTAAAAAAACAAAACGTATTGTATCTGGTAGATGCTCAGTCAGTGACTGAAGCTGAAGCCCGTACCGTTCAATTCTTGACTGCTAATGGCGAACAAGAATTTGAAGTGAAAGCCGCTTCGGAATCTCACATTGTACAGGTAGTTACAGCACAGTAACTACTGGCTCGGGATTTAGTACAGCCCGGTAGTATGCTTGGTTTGGGACCAAGAGGTCGCAGGTTCGAATCCTGCAATCCCGACATAGTGATCTTTGAAATAACGGTTAGTCAGGTAGTCGCAATGGTTGCGCTCGTGAAAAATTCTGTAAAATAAATCAGCACGGCAGCAGGTTCAATTCCTGCCCTGACTACAAAGTGGATAAAACGTGCAGTAGCCACAGGGATCCTAGGTCCCACTGCACTACATGCTCAGTTCGTCTAATGGTAAGGACGCGTCCCTTTCACGGATAAAATACGGGTTCGACTCCCGTACCGAGTACCTGAAGACGGTGCGATAAGCATTGACGCCACGTCTGACCCTTAGCTTAGTTGGTAAAGCCAACTTTTAGTACCCATGCTCTTACAAGTGTCGGGGAAAGAAGAAGGATCGCTGGTTCGAACCCAGCAGGGTCAGCAAATGGAGGAGGTTTGGCAGAGCGGTCGAATGCGTCGGTCTTGAAAACCGATTTACGAGAAATTGTAACTGGGGTTCGAATCCCTAAGCCTCCGCTTAATGGACCCTTAGCTCAGTTGGTTAGAGCGGCGCGCTCATAACGCGAAGGTCACAGGATCATGCCCTGTAGGGTCCACTCGGTCTTGTAGTTCAACGGATAGAACAACTGCCTTCTAAGCAGTGGATCCAAGTTCGATTCTTGGCAGGACTACTAGGTTTGGAAGTCAAAATATTAGGTCTTATATTTATTATTAAAATCGTACCTAAAATGAAACATTTATTAACAGCATTAGTATGCTCCCTACTCTCCATAGTGGGGTTATCACAAAATGGAGGACAAAACAGTGAAAATAACGTTCTTAGAATTACCTACATTGGTTGGAAAGACGGAGAACACAGAGTTAATTTAGAAAATAAACTAAATTGCTCAGTAACAGCTACCTATAATTTCGATGGTGTTACAGCTGAGGTAGTATTGCCTGCTTTAACTACTGTTACTTTAAGTAAGGTAGCACCTAAAGCATCTGTACTAAATGCTAAAGCTAAACGACGTAGCGGTGCTGTATGTATTGCTACTCCAGATAATGGTTGGGTAGAAACATTCACAGTCATTCTAACCCCAGTCAAATTTAAGAGTATTAAGGCTAATCGAATGGATGCTAGTACAATTAAAGTAACATTTGAAGTTGAGGAGGACTATGATCTAAACTATTACACTATTAAAGTAAGTACTGATGGTACTAACTACAGAAGTGTAGGTGTGATATTTCCTAATGGAATTATCTCTAGTAAAACATATACAATAGAAGTAAAAATTAAATAAAATGAAAAAGTTAATTTGGTTGGCAGCAATATCTTTAGTATCTTCATCTTGTAAGAAAATAGAAACAATAGACGAATCAAAACCAGTATTAGTTAAAGTTGAAGCAGTACACACAACTGGACAGGTGATTAGTTCTGAAGTTGTCTTTATAAGATAGTTCTTTAAAGATACGCCCTGGTGGTGAAATTGGTAGACACGCAAGACTTAAAATCTTGTGATCCGCAACGATCGTGCCGGTTCGATTCCGGCCTGGGGCACCAATATTTATAAGCATGGCATGCCATTGTTTACATTTAAGAGATTCAAAGGAGTTCTTCGCTTTATTAAAGCAACGTGATCCTGCTATAATCTCAAAGATGGTCAGATGTGTACTCAGTGCTGCCAAGCGAGGTAAAGATAAAATAGATATATTTGATATCACGTTTAAATCAATGGACGAACTAACATTTACCATTGATAAGTCTCAATACAGAGAAATGTTAAGTAACTGTATGGCAGATATGATTGCAGCAGAAGAATATGAGTTATGTGCTGAAATCAAAAAGGTATTAGATAAGAAACCTCGCAAGACGAGAAAGAAAAAAACAGAAGTTCTTTAATTTATGGGGGAGCCAGGTATTGCTCCGTAATGTGAAGGTACCACTACATGCAGACGGTTGGTAGAAGTCGTCTCTAAACAAACTGCAAAACAACAAACGACAACGAATTGTCAACTATGACCTTCGATGATGTAATGTCATTCGTAGGCGCCGATTACGCTCTTGCAGCCTGATCCGCAAGGGGCAGCTGATAGCCTTGCAACAGAACAGCACTTTAGTTTTCTCTGTAGTCATAAAACAGAGTGGTGGATGGCACGCTAACCATAACTAGCGTCCCCAAAAATTACAGTACAGAGTTGGTCGTAAGACTGATGGAGTAAAGAAGAGATAAAAGTCACTACCCACATCTCTTACAACTCAGTACTAAGCATGTGATACGTTAGTGTTATTGTTCCTTACGGATACACGGGTTCGATTCCCGTCTCCTCCACTTTTTTTACATATTTATCGTTGAACAAGAAATTAGGGTTGTATATAATAATATACAGCCCTCTTTCTATTTAAATTAAAAATTAAAAAACATGGCCAAAAGAGCATCAGCAGTTGAATCCGTAGCAGGAGCAGTTAAACCTCCTATTACATTCAAAGAATTTTCTAAAGACCCAGTTAAGGGTTTAATGTTCATCTGTATTGTAGCTGTTGGATACTTGTATGTAGACATTAAAATGTCTAATACAGCAATCCAAGACAGACAAAACACTAAAATTGAGGCTTTAGAAGCTAAAGTAACTCAATTAACAGATCAACTCCGCAAATCAGATAGTACATCATCTGCTTTAGCATCTAAAATAAACGTATTACAAGAACTTGGTAAAATCAAATAATATGAAACCAGTATATGCTTTATTGCTCCTATTGGTAATAGGTTGTAATTCAAACAACACCCCTAAAATCGAAACAAATGAAAGCTTTAACAAAATTGATTCAATCATTAACCAAAGTAAGCAAAACAATATCCTCCTTGATCAAGCAAGTAGAGAAAGCGATAGCTCCATTACTCAAAAAGTAGAAAAGACTGTTAAACAGATAACAACATTAAAAACAGAAGTTAAACAATTAAAAGCAGAAAACAATGCTCTCAAAATTAAGCTTAATGATGCTAGCAATGCTGGTGAGCCTTTTAAGTTACTCCCAGTATCCAACAACTAAAATATTAGGTAAAGATACAGTCGTAATAATGACTGTTAAACAAGGAGAAGCAATAAACAATCAGTTTACTGCTTTAAATGATAGCGTTAAATCATTACGCAATCAAGTACATTTATTTAAAGGACGCTCTATAATCTTATCAGAAAATCTTAGTGAATTAAATACTAACTATAAAGTAACTAGAATACAACTTGATAGTTTACAAGTAGTTCATCTTTCTAATTTAAGATTATATCAGCAGAGAGAAACAATGTGGAGAAAAGACAGACGTAGTTTCTCTATATTTGCAGCATTTGCTGCTTTAGTTGCAACCGCAGTAGTTTCGCTTGGATTAAAATAACATTCAAAATTAAATATTATGAGCTTTATTAAAGATTTATTCAAAGACAACAACGACATTAACGAAAAATCAGTCGTTGGTTTTATTTCATTCGGTATGATGGTAATAGCATTAGCTGTTGACTTAGTAACAGGTGCCTTAGGTAAAGAATTACTCATTAACGAATTTATATTCGATGGGTTTATGGTAGTTACTCTCGGTGCATTTGGTATTGCTTCTGTTGATAAATGGACTAACCGCAAAACCGAAATTGAAAAGGAAAAAATTGAGGCTGAGGCTGAAAATGAAGATCCAATTATCTAATGAAAGATAATAATCAAGGATTCGCTGATACGTTCTTAAGTAAGTTAAAAGAACAATCATTTACAATCATTATATTGGTTGGGATAATGTATTATCAAAACACATTATTCACAGCCCAAATGAATGAGTATAAACAAATGATTCAGAACAAAGAAGAGTTAATACTTAAATTAACTGATGATGAACGTAATAGATTGATAGAGCGAGAAAAATATCTAATAGAACAACGAGACGAGTTCATACAAGATCTAAAAGTAAGAAACAGGTGAGTGATTGGGATAACTTGGTTGTCCCAATCCTTTTCTGTATCTTGAGGTTATGACGTTACAAGAAAAAATAGCCTCATTTACTCCCGTAAAGTACAATCAATTTTATTGGTGGCGCCGTTTCAAGGCGCGTGAAACACTTTCCCATCGTAATACACTGTATGAAAAAATCAAACACGGTGATTACGATATGAGTGACTATTTCTATCAGTTACAATGGGAAAAGAAACTAACACAGGAAAAATTATCCACCATTACTCATCCAGACGAAAAACTTGAAGCAACTAAGTTGTGTATGGAGCGTCAAAGACGTCTTGCTGATGATTACGAGAAAGACGAAGCGAATATAATGAAAGAAATGAGTAAAGACTTCCGTGCTGTATTTGGAGTGGCAGAGGATGAATTAGAACGTTATATGGACAAATGTGAAGGTACATTGATGGATTTATATAATATGATTAAACAAGACTATGTTCGTAAAAGACCTGACAAGCAACATATATTTCAGCACGAGACGAGTAATTAGGAAAATCAAGAATGTATTTCGTTGGTTACCTATTATTTGGAGGGATGAGAACTGGGACCACTACTATATTTATGAGGTGTTGAAGTGGAAAATTCAGTTCATGTCTGAGGCCATTCGTAAGAATGATAATCATACATGTGCTAAACACGATGCTAACCGAATGATGTGGGCTGTTAGATTAATTGAGAAGATACAAAATGAAGACTATCTAATAGAATTCATTAATGATGATGAAATAACCAGAGAGGCCATAGAAAAAGGTATAGCAAAACACGACAAAGCAAAACGTATATTATTTAAATTACTTGAAAATTATTCAGAAAGATGGTGGGATTAATTATTATAGGTGTACTGGTGCTAATAGTATCCTACGCCTGGACTAAAGCAATTATTAATATGCATGAAAAACATCCTGAATACAAGGGAGAAGATTTCCTTGCTGATTGGGATGATGACAAAGTGCATACTGAAGATATATATTAAAATAAAGTATATGAAACAATTCATTAAAAACAACGCTAAGTATCTAACTATTGGTGGTGCATTTACACTACTCATCATTTGTTATTTTCAACAAAAGGAAAATGCTAAATTAAGAAAACAACCTGTATCTACAGCTAATGTTGATAGTTTAGTTAATGTTATTAAAGCTCTTGAATATGAACGAGATTCATTAAGTATGGAATTGTTTCCAAAAGAAATAGAATTAGGACGTTACGAAGTAGCATTCCAAATCTTTGCTGAACGTAATCCTAAAGCAGCAGAACAATACGCCGAGATTATTTCTAGTGAGACTGAATAATTTATTAATATTTATTAGTGGCGCACTATTATTAGTTATGTTATTCTACCAATTGGTAGATATATTTAAAACATTAATAGCAAACCAATGAAAAAGATAATTTTAACTTTATGCTTCACAGCATTATTTGGATTCACACCTAGTATTGGAGGATATCTTATTCTCAATCCAATAGAAGAAAAAATAGAATCATTTGTTAAAGAATGGTGGAATGTGCCTTATGTTTATGGAGGTACTACTAAACGTGGAATTGACTGTTCAGCATTTACTCAACGCTTCTATAAGGAAATATTCAATAAAAAAATACCTCGCACTGCTCGTAGTCAATACCAAGCAATGAATAAAGTAGAGAAAGATAGTATTCAAACAGGTGATTTAGTATTCTTTAGTAGTAAATTAAGTCCAAGTGGATGGCATGTAGGAGTTTATTTATGGAATGATAGTTTTGTTCATGCTGCCAATAGAAAAGAAGATATTAAAATAAGTGCTCTGTCTGATTCAAACTATCAAAAATCATTTAAGGGGGCAAGACGATTTTAGTATATTTAGGTTTAAATAAATGTGTTATGAATGATGATTATCAAGGTAAACGACCAAAACAAGTAGAAGATAGTGAACGAAATGCTACTATAGCTTTAATCTGTCTTATTGTTTCAATTATAGCTTCAGCTATTGCTAGTTTGTTATGAAAACAGTAGTCATAGGAGATATTCACGGGCGATCAATCTGGAAATTGATTGTCCATATGGAGAACCCGGATAGGGTTATCTTCATAGGTGACTACTTTGACTCATTTGATATTAAAGGAGAAGAGCAATTAAATAATTTTTTAGACATACTTGAATATAAAAAATCAAGTGGTAAGGAAGTTATAATGTTGATTGGTAATCATGATCATCATTATTACCCTGGAATAGGAGATACTGGTACTAGTGGTTATCAGAAAATATTTAGTTATCAAATTGAACCTACTATTGATGCTAATAGAGAACATCTACAGATAGCATACCAAATGGATGAATTTCTATTTAGTCACGCTGGTGTTAGTAGTGTGTTTATGGATGAAGCGTTTGGGGTAAATGGTTGGCAAGTAGAAACCCTCACTGATCAACTCAATGAGATGTTTATGTATCGTCCAGGGGTATTCTCATTTAATGGACTTGATCCTTATGGTGATGATGAATATCAAACACCAATCTGGATTAGACCTCGTTCATTAATGAGAGCTAATCGCAATACATTACGTACTCGTTTTATTCAAGTAGTAGGCCATACTCAAGTAAATAAACTTGATTTAGTAGGTGCTGAAAAAGCAGCTGGTGGTAGATATTATTTAATTGATTGTTTAGGAACTAGTGGTGAATATTTGGTTATTCAAGATGGAGATCTTACCGTTGGACAAACAAGATAAGTATGCTAACAGGCAAGAAAGCCCCTAAACGTAAGGAATTCATTGTGATGAATTCTAAACTAGAGTACTTCAGTGGATTGATGTATGGTGGACAGTTAGTATGGTGTAGCGACTATAATGAAGCTAAACCATTAGATGATGAAGCTAAATTCAGAACACTACAGTATATGTGTTGGGGCGAGGAACTCTTATTAGATTATATATCATGAAAACAACATTAGAAGAACGTTTAGCCGGTTATAAAGCAGCTTTCCTTGAAAAAGTAAAGCGTACTAATTGGGAGGATGAGGAAGAATGTTCCTACAAACCTAGAGGTCGTAAACCAAAACAAGCTAGACCTGTTAGAGGTATGTATAGGAATGAAGCTGAGAAACGAGAATGGGAAAAACAACAATCACAACAACCACCTAAGAAACAAAAATATAACTGGTTCTAGTATGGAAAACATAAAATCAGGAGCAGAATATGCTCAACTATTAATAGATCAAATTGTTGAGGGTGAGAAGGAATTACCTACAGACGAACAAATGCCTATCAATCTACTCACTTATTGGTGTGAGGAAATTGAATCATATGCTGAAATAACGTATCATGAATATATAATTGGTAAACGTGATCATTTTTCATTTTATGAAGATGAATTCAAAGATCTGTTTGATAAAGCAGGAATGCGTTATACAGGAGATGTGTTAGATGGGTTAGTAGATAAGGAAATGGTAAAAATGAGTATTAGAGAAGACGGTGAAATAGTTTATAGTACAACAGATAAAGGAAAACAAACACTTAAAGATCATGGCATTGAATAAAGTAGAATTACTGGGCTACTACGGCTCAGATTTAGTCCACGCTCAATCAGCTTGGACATCAACATCTAGAGATATTACTGATGAGAAGAAAGCTAGGGTAGGTAAACTACTTAAAATGCTAGCGAGTGAAGGACATCATACTCCATTTGAAAAGTCATCACTACATTTTCTAGTAACAGTAGATCAA